GCAATAAAATATATCCAAGAAACCCCAAGATTTGAGAAAGATAATTACAACTTAAATTATGGAATATCTATGCAATTCAATATTCCTTTGGGTAATGGTGGGGAGCTATGTAAAAAAGCTGCGGCTGTAAATATTGAGGCTCAAGAGTTACTTATCAAAAAAACAAAATTAGAAATGGCCTTATATAGATTAGAGGTATGTGGTAAACAAGCTAAACTCGGAGTAGTTCTGACAGGTGAACACGCTGTCACTTGTAAAGATGTAAAGCTTATACCCTTACCAAACCAAGTTTTGCCTCATACTCACAAAATCAAAAAAAAATAGGCCATTTAAATCGCCTGTAAAGGGCTTGTAAAATCCTTTGCTTATGTTTATACCTTCTTTTTTTTAGAAAAACGCTTGCTTATATTTTTTATAGCAGCCTTCGCAGCCCCTTGTATCAGAGGGACAAGAGCCGCAGAACTACCAGCGACCACACCAATAGCAAGAGTAGAAACAAGCACCTCATTTGTACCCACAAAAGTCTCTCGAAATGGTACGTCCTCATAAAGCGTAATGCACTCTGTTTTGTCTGAGGATAACTTATGTCCTATTACTCTTTCAATGCGTTTTGCATTTCTGTAATCTCCTACTTTTTGATCTTTTCTACTTGGACACTCTGGGATTACAAGCTCTTCTTTTTTCTTTTCTGGTGTTTTTGTCTCTGGAATATCTGACTCTGGCATGGGTGGGACATCATTTGTTATTGGTAAATCTTCAGTAATTACCAACTGATCTGGTCTGTAGTCAATAGGATAAAAACTAGGAAACAAAGATTCACCACAGGTCAGAAAAACTCCGTTTGGGTCATCAAGCAAAAGCTGTGTATTACCAGTGTTTTTAATATCTCTGTGCTGATAAGTACAACCTACAACATCTATTTCAAGATTTGTTATTACAGGCAATACAGGGTCAGGCTTGTATATCTCAGGAATATAGACCTCTGGAACATCTATTTTTCTGATACCTATTTCTGGTATCTCCATTATTTTTTGGGCTGTATGTATTCTGGAACTGTCGGGCCTGTCATTTCTGGTAAAGCACTATCTAAAACTTTTGGCATAATGCCTTGCACATTGTCCAGAACTTCATTCATAACTCTTGCCTTGAACTGTTCACTGGTAACAAAGCGGTAAGCGTAGTATGACCCTCCCAACATTGACAAGGTTAGAAAAAGAGACAACAATGAAGCTATCTGACAAATACGAGCAAACATGGTTAAAGAGGCAATACTGAAAGCGATTTCTCACACTTTAATTATATCAATGCTTTTAATTATTCCCACTCTTGGGCCTTTGTATATTTTGGGTGGGATAATAACAAGACAAATGCAAGAAAAGGTTAATTAGTCAGCAGCTTCAGGTGTATTTCCCTCTGCTATCCATTCTTGAATTGCTTGAAAGTCTGAATTATTTGATGAGTTAGGTACAAACGAAACTTCATCATTTTGTGAATTTGTTACATAATAACCAATTAATACTGTTTTATCTAATTGATCATTCACTTTTTTTACCGTTTCTATAATCATAATTACAACTCCG